CCAGCGGGCCGTCGAGGGCATGTTCCTGGCCTTCTCCCCCCGCCTGCTACGCTCAACCGTGGCCCTGGTCAAGGATGCCACCTTCAACCCTACCAGCCCGGTTGGCAGACGAGCAGCCCGCTCCCTCGCCGTACTGGCCTCTGGCGCAACCAGCGTCTATGTGATGACTGGCTTCGCTCTAGGTAAGGACTGGGAGGACATCCAGGCGGGACTCAACCCGCTCAATGGCAAGCGCTTCCTATCCCACAAGATAGGTGACGATTGGATAGGAGTGGGGGGCCAGGTCCGTGCCATCTCCCAGCTACTGGCGGGTATCACCATAGGTGCTTTCACGGAGCCCAGCTCCCTCATCAGTATGGACCGCTACAACAACCCCCTGCTCAAGTTCCTCAGCGGCAGGGGTGCTCCCATAACCGAGACTGTAGGGGCTGTTGCGGAGCGGATCACAGGAAGAGACGCCCTGCCCTACGAGGAGATAGACGGTGACCTGGACCTGGCCAAGCACATAGGGACCCAGGGTGTGCCCTTCGTCATCCAGGGCAAGCTGGAGGGCGAGAAAGCCCTCACGCTACTGGCCGCTGAATTAGGTGCCCGCACCTCGGCGGGCAATGTCTACGACGAGCGGGAAGTGGCCCGCAACCAGGCCATGCTCCGTCTGGGCTTCGTCAAGGAGAAAGGCTCCTTCAGCTCCGGTTGGCAAGCGGCCCAGGAGCGCATTGGATTCCGACAGCTAGGCCCTAATGAGCGGGTGATGGACTGGAGTGAGCTCAACGTAGAACAGCAGAAAGAGGTCATGCGCCAGGCCGAGCTGGAGGATATCACCGGCAAGATCGAGCGCAACCAGCGGGAGAAGAACCTGATCACCCGCAACTACCGGGACAACATGGACCGCATCAAGGATGACATGTGGACCCAGGTAAGAGGTAGGGCTACCCTATATGGCAGGGGTAAGGAGTTCCGTGAGGCCCTACCCAAGATATATGCCGAGGCCAGGGGAGCCCGGAACAAGTTCCTGGAGTCCAAGGAAGCTGTAGAGGCTAAGAAGGTATTCCAGGAACGGGCCAACGATAAGGAGAAGCGGGACAAAGAGCATATCGAGAACCGGGCCATGAACGACTACATAGACAAGTTTCTCTCGGCAGACCTGACCAACCGCTTCACAGGGGAATATGACTGGGAGAGGGCCGAGTCTATCATGAAGAGTCTGGAGGATGACTATGACCGTGAGCTTGGCAAGGAGGGGGCAGGCAAGGAGCTCATCCAGAGGATGCAGAACCTGCTCCGGGAGGGTGAGCCTCCTATAATAGCCGAGCTCCGTGAAGCCAGGGAGGTGCTCCGTCCCTACTGGGCGCTGACCGAGGAGGCCAAGGGCTTCCATGACGAGATAGAGGTGGAAGCCTTCGAGGAATGGTTAGACGCCAACCAGAAGCAGCGACGTATCCTGGAGAATGACCTGTACAGCTACAATCTGGAGCCTATCTTGAAGACCTGGCGTTCACTCAAGGTCAGTATGAGAGATGACCCGGATAGTGGGATCGAGGATACCCTTATCACCTGGGGATATGCCGAGACCCCCCATACTGTGGCTGGCCTGGAGGCTGAGACCCTGGGCATCTACGAACAGCAGGAGCTGGAGAGGGAGCGCCAGGTACAGGACCCGCTTGCCGAGCAAGGAGTGCTGGCCGAGCCAGTGGGCGCTACGTCCCCGTAGACTTTTCAGCCGAAGTATGTTTACTATCTAACAAGTGATCCCTCCTATAAGGAGCATCATGCAGGAACAACTGGATACCCAGATACCGGAACTTCAGACTGAGGAGCCTCAAACTAATGAGGAGCCCCAGGAAGAACCCGATTACAAGGCCAAAACCGAGGAGCTGGAGGCCCTGGTCAGCAAGCTACAGAACGACCAGAAGTCCAGGGACGGGTTACGCCGGAAGGAATCGGACAGGGATGCGGAACTAGCTGGTTTTCGAGACGAGATAGCGGCTATGCGGAAGGTGCTCACCGTTACCATGGAGTCATTCCAGGGCGGTGACGAGTTCCAGAGCCAGATATCCCAGATAAACCAGGAGGCTGCTAAGAACCAGGCTGACCGTGATTGGAATGGCCGGTACGACAAAGAGCAGGCCCGCCTCCTATCGACAGTACAGGACGAGGAAGGCAACCTTCTCATCAGTGAGGAGGATGCCACCAAGATTCAGACCCAATGGCAAGCTGCCTGGAACAAGGCCCAGCAGGGCAACTATGACGAGGTCTATGACACTCAGATAGATGCCCAGCGAATGGTCCTTCAGGAAGAAAGGCGCAAGTCTGATGCCGAGAAGAAATCGCTCCGTGAGGAGTCGAAGCAATCGGCAAAGAAGGCCCTGGAAAAGGCTGGCGTCAACGACCTGGACACAGGCTCTGCCATAGCTGGGGGCAATGAAGACCTCCATGGTTCCGCTCTCATCGAGCGGGGTCTGAGAAACCGACAAAACCCACTCTAGAGGTAATCAAATGCCAACTCTTTCTGAATACCAGAAGTTGGCCAACGACGATGTCATAGCCGGTGTTTTTGACAACATCATCACGGCATCCGAGCTGGCCCCATTCCTACAATTCCGTTCCTTCTCAGGCAACTCCCTGGTTTACAACCGGGAGAGCACACTCGGTGCCGCCGCCACCCATACCGTGGGTGACACATGGTCCGACACCGAGCCTACCTACACCAAGAAGACGGTCTCGCTGACCACCGTGGGCATCCAGCATCCGCTGGACCGCTTCGCCATGCAGACCGTGGACAATGTCCAGTCCCAGGAAGCCGTCCTGCTTTCCAAGATGGCAAAATCCATCGCCCGCAAGCTGGAAGACCTCCTCGTCACCGGCAACTCCGGTAGCGTAAGCACCGAGCCCGAGGGACTGACTTCCCTGCTCATCAGCGATTCCCGCCTCCTCATGATGGACGACGGCTCACAGCCCTCCACCATCGCCGGGGACGAGACCGAGCTGACCCTTGACCGCCTGGACGCTTTGATCGACCTGGTGGAGAACGGCAAGCCCGACTTCCTGATGATGAACAAGACCATGCGCCGAAAGCTCACAGCCCTGGCTAGGGCCACTGGCAGCGGCGTCATCCTTAACAGCGCCGAGATGTTTGGGCACCAGTACGTCCTCTACAATGGCATCCCTGTGGTGATAAACGATTACATCACCAACAGCGAGGAATACGAGAATGCCGGTGCCTGGGGCTCCTCCTCCGCAACGACCATCTACGCAATCAAGACCGGCGAGGAGAAACAGGGCTGGACGATGATCCATAACGGCGGCGTCCTGGAACCCGACGTCCAACGCCTGGGCACCAAGTTCGACAAGAACGAGGATGTCTACCGCATGGCCGTCTACTTGAACGCCGTGGTCTACTCGGCCAAGTCCTGCGCTGGACTGGCTGGGATCGACTCAGCGGCCTAAAACCGGAACATCCCTCCTGTTGAGCATAGTTCCGTAATCTGATGATGGGAGGAAAGCCCAATGGCTGACCCACACGTTGAACAAGCGCAAGATAAGTTTCAGGCAACTATAGGCTCCACAGCCGTCACCGCCGGGGACATGATGTACTTCGACGGCACTGACTGGGAGCTGGCTGACGCCACGGACAACACCAAGTTTGCCGAGGCAGTATCGGTCAACACCTACAAGTCAGGTGACGTAGGGGTCCTGTGCCGCCGGGGAATCATCAGGGACATTGACGCCCCCTATACTCAGGGTAGTGCCATGTTCCTGTCCGAGACCGCTGGTGACATCACGGCTACCCGCATCAACCTGACCACCACTGCCGAGGCCCTCAACCAGGTTGTAGGCTTCGCTCTGGACACGGAGCGGGTAGCGTTTGATATCAAGCCTCTCCATGAGGAGACCATCAACCTACAGTTCCCGTACACCGAATCGGCTGCTCCCCAGGACTTCGATGGCGACTTCCACGGGGTAGGGCTGGATGACACCGACGCTGCCGTGGGGGCTGCTTTCATGGTGCCCCAGAATGCGGTGGCGGTGCAGGCTGCTTACCTCTGGTGGAGCGGCACGGGCACAGCCCTGGACACATCCGACACCTACACCATCGACGTATCCGGTGGCGTGGACGACGAGACCACCACCGCCACCACGGACGGTATCACCGCTGCTGCCCTCACGGTAGCGGCCAACGACCTGGCCGTGGCTGACGTAACCGCTGCCTTCGATGCCGCAGGCCTTATATCCCCAGGCAACGTCGTAGGCATCGATGTCAAGAAGGCGGCAGAAGGGGCTGGAGGCGACGATCCTATCATGCTCTGCATCGCAGTCGTGCTGGAATGTGTCTAGGTGGTCAAGATGCGATATGCCGGGGTGAAGCTGGTTGACCAGCCAACCCCCGTGGCTATAACCCAGACCTTCAACCATGTCCTGGTGGGGGGCTCTCCGATAAGTTTCAAAGGGGAGACCCTCCAGATGGGCGGTAAGGACTACAGCCCTGAAGGCTGGCTGGAGCTCAGGCGTCGCATAGACCGGGCATATATACACGGCGGCTATATCGAGGAAGTAGGAATAGCCAAGGCACCCTGGGAGGGCCGCTCCTGTGGCTTACTAGAGCGTCTGGCTATCCGTATCCTCACAGGTAACAGGAAACGCAGGTGGTGGTTAAGATGGTTACTCTAACATGTGGCTGTGGCAGGGAGGTCTCGACCTCCAGGGCCCTGGCCATGCATCAGACCAGCAAGGCACACCGTGACTGGGAGAATGGGACTACGGAGTCCGATGACGCTGTAGCCACCGCTCCCGCTATGGACGAGACGCTGGTGGCAGCCCTCGCTGAAGCCCGTGCTGGCGCTGACCCCCGGAGTATAGCCAAGATGGTCCGTTCCGTCTTTAACCGGATGGACTGGCCCAACTCCGACCACCAGGGCACCGTAGTCGATTGGCTGCGGGAGCACAACATCCCCATACTGGACAACCCACCCCATCTGGACCCGGACGAGCACAGGCAGCACATCACCCGACAGCTCCAGGAATGGAAGTCTGAGGGTTACGGGACCGGGCGGTGGGACATCCGGTAGGAGCTACTGATGGCAGAAGTAATACCCAAGAAAGATGAGATAATCCACGCCGAGTCCCTGGCTCTGGGCTCCTCGGCTGAGACCCTGTCCAGCGCCGGGGCCACCATTCCCCAGAACTGTGGGGACATCGTGGTGGTATGCCCGTCAGGCGACAGCCTGCACATGGCCCCCAGCATCACGCCGACCTCAACGCTGGGCCAGAAGGTTACCCTGGGACATCCAGGACGCATCCCTCACTCTCACCAGAAGGTGATGAAGCTGATCTCCGATGACAGCTCCGACGTGACCTGCGTCCTCATATACTACCGGGGCGGTGGCAGGCAAGACGTAGCCTACACCAAATCGGAGCCGTTCTAATGCCAGGGCAGAACCGCAGCGGGAAGATTCAAGCAAACGTCTTCAAGATGATAGACGCCAACGGCATCACGGCGGGCACCCCCGAGAACGCATGGGTGCCCACCAACGACAGGCGCGTCCGTCTATT